TTACCCTCACGGTGCAGGCGCTCTACCAGGGACGGTGTTTTTCTGCACCCCGGCAACAATTGCCGAAGACATGGTGCCGCCGGTAACTGTGTTCGTCACTTCGTAAATGACGCCGAGATAGCGTTCAGTGATCCGGTCAGGAAGGACCGAAAGTGCTACCTGATAACCTGCCGCAAGAGACGACATAATCAAAGCATCCGTTTCAACCAGAACCGTTGCACTTGCAAGCGTGCTTGTGGTGCTAATGGCAATTTGAACACTGAGAGTTCCTGGTTCGTCCGAGTCAAAGACAGTCTCGACCCAGGCCCGGAACGGGATAGGGGCACCCGGTCCAATGTCTCGGGTGAGGGCTGTAGGGCCACCCAGGACAGTGCCTGGGGAACCAAGGTCAATGACGTTGGTCGAAATTGTACTTCCTGTCAGAACCGTTACGGCTTGGCTGTCAGAAAATTCCTGTTGCGCTGATAAAATCATGGTTTTGTCCTTTTCCTTTTCTGAGCCTAAGAAACAACGGCTTCTGTGTTGACAAGAGCATCAACCTGACGAATCGGCGTACCACGGTAGGTCATCACTTCCTTGCCGTCGATTTCGTCTCGGCCAAGGCGGATGTTTGTGCCGGTGTCACCTGACGTAAGAACGCTCGACATGGTCGGGGTGGTGGCAGCATCCAACGCTTCACAAACGTCTGCGTTTGCGTAGATGCAAAGCTTGCCTCCCATGACACGGTGCTGGTTAATTTTCCAGTATGCCTGACGCATCAACGCATAGATGTCAGTCGTACCGGCAGCAAGGTCGCTGATATCGATGTTGGCAATACGAACTACGTTGCGCCAATCACGAACCGTCAGACCAACGTGCCAGCGGAATAGCTCTTCTTTGACATAGTAGGCGTTGCTGGAGCCGTCCAGAACACGCTGCTCACCCTTATCTTCGCGGGTGATACCTGCGGTGGTTCCCTGTGGATACAGCAGATGGCAATGTTCATCTGACCAAGTCACCATCCAGATTGATGTGTTGTCTGCACCGGAACCCCCAGCGTTAACAATCTGGTCTCCGTTAGCTGCCGTGGTGTCATTGAATCTTGGGGCAAAGCCGACAAATTCTTCGGGCGTTGTAATCGTGTTGCCGTAGAAAATTTTGCTGGCCACTTCCTGGTTCATCGACTCAAGAAATGCCTTGGCCTCGCTCAGTCGCATCTGACCGGGGTTGCCGGAAATGTCGAGCAAGCGTTGGTCAATCGTGGAAAGTGCTTCCACAAAACCGGTAGTGTCTTCAACCTGAACGGTCTCTGACTTCGTGTTTGAGATACCGGTGTAGAGTTTTCCCCAGGTGACGCCGGGTAAGCCGGAGCGTACCGTGGTGCGGTGGGTTGTTCCGTTGTTGCATTCGATTGCCATAGCATCATCAAGGATGCCGTTGGTTTCCGACAGAAGCTCGATAATCGACGCAATGTCGAGGTTTCGGTCCTGGCGTTTGTATAGATCAATTAAATCTACAAAATTAGAGCCTATTGTAGCCATTTTATTTTCCTCCGCACTCTACGAAGAACCAAGGCCAATCCTGTGGTCTATCCGTAGAGTATAGACGCGTGATCGATCTTGCCGTTGGACTGAGGCGCTGGGTTTTCCTTAGCGGGTCCAGGCTTCAGCAGCTTCGGCACGGTACGCACCTTTTTCAACGCGGCATCTGTTTTGGCTTGAGAGGCGTCATACAACATGGCTTTGCGGGCAAGGACGATGAGCCTATGGTCGGAGGCACCAAGTACTTCGTCTTGCGAGTATCCAACGGTGTCATTCGTCATATACTCAACCAATTCGGCGCGTTCCACTTTTGCTTTCTTTGGATCAGACCAGTCGGGAACTTTCTCGACTAAGGCGCTGGCTTGCTTTTGGAGATTAGTTTGGATGTCTTCTGCAGACTGCTCTTTACCCTGTGAAATGGTATTTTCCCACAGTCTTGCACCCGCTGCTTTTAACTCCGCTATTCTGTTTTGCCGATCCTGATATTCAGTTCGGCGAGCAGAGTACTCGGCGGGGTCATCCTCTCTTAAAATCTTCCAATCAACGCCTTTCTGATCCAACTCAAGAAGCTGTTCGGCCTCCTGAAGCAACTTAGCGGACACGGTAAACTGGCCCTGCAACGTCTGTGTCTTTTCAGCGATTTCGTTATTGGTGGCAACGCTTTTCGCCTTCGCCTCTTCAAGACGGTGTTCAGCCGCCTTCCCGATCTGATACGATTTGACCATCTCGGAAATCGTGGCCTTAGCTGGTTTGCCATCGACCTTGACATCAACCTCCAAAGAGGAAACCCACTCCGGGTCCCAATCTTGGCTTTCTGTCAGTTCTTTGAGCGAGGATGAAACGCTTGGTGTATCGTCAGAATGACCCTCGCCTGTGTCAGTGTCCGCCTCACCACTTTCCTTGTCAATAGTTTTGTCGTCAGCGGCCTCAACAGGCGGTTCTAAGTCAGTTTTCGCTGGACTATCAACGGAAGGGGCTGGTTCCGGCGGTGAGTCCGGTGTGCTGTAGTCCCCAGTGCTTGTATACAGAATCTCCGCTGCCGGTAGAGGTGTCTGGGGAACGGCGGGTTCTGCGGCAGGGGTAGGGCTATCTTCGGACATATAATCTCCAGGTTGTTAGACGCGTGATACTAGGCGGGCGATAGGACCCTTTTCTTTCAACGTGAGCATGCGGGTGTGCGCAGCCTTGCCGGTAATCATGTGCTGCTCCAGGCACTGTCTCAGATTGGCAAGCAATCCCAAAGACTCCCGTGCATGGCGGTGGAGCTTTTCGTCAGAGAGGCCACTCTCTTTAAAAACGTCCATGATGCCGCGCTCCAGATCAGCAAACGCCTCATTGAACAGTGAGTTCTCTATAATCTTGCGAGCCTCCTCACCGCGATCTACTTGATTACGCATGCGGCCTTCTTCATCGCTCATTTCTGCACTCCGCTTGTGTTTCCACCGTATTTTGCGTCGATTTCAACTAAGTCGTTTTGAATTTTTTCCATTGCGATGTCATTTTTTCCCATGGCTACCATCAGGTCGTTCTTGTCCTCCTGCCTCTTTCGTTCCAATTCTTCAGCCTGGAGGCCAAGGTCTGCTTGCGCCCGCTGGACTTCAAACTGCGCTTTCTGGGCATCGAGTTTCATTTTAGCTGCGGCAATTTGCTGCCGTTCGGCGTCTAGCTGTTGCTGCCGTTGCTGTAATTGCTGTTGCTGTTGCTGGAGTTTGGCCTCTTCATCGCTTGGCACATCAACCTTGTCAGTTTTGGTAAAGAACAACTCCGGTGACTTAAAATTGGCGTTCTTCACAAATTCACTCGCCATATTATAGACGTTCATGGGAGTAACCAGGGAACCGAAGCCCCCGGCTTCCATAATCTGCTTCTGAATATTCGCAATGGCATCCAGGTGCATCCTGTTCTGCTCACGAGTACCAATCCCCAGGCCTATATTTACCGTCATGTCGTAGCGAGTTCGCCATGACGTTGGGTCAATCGGAACCCATTGGTTACGAAGTTTGATAATGGCCTCGATGTCCTGGTGCTTTTGAACAAGTTCGTGAATGTGCAGAAACAGGGTTTTCAGGCCAGTTTCAGCAAAAATACGAGCAATAGCCTCGATTTTCATGCGGCCAATGTCCGTGGCGTCATCCATGACGGACTTCTGGACATGCTTCAAACTGTCAATATCCATGCCCTGCGCGTCGATGGATATTCCGGTGCGCTCCTTTTTCTCCTGCGACAGCCACTGCAACATCGGGAAAGTAGAACCCGCAGTGTACGGAACGGTCAGAGGGGCCATAGATTCCTGCACTGGGCGGGCGAAGCGTGCCACGCGCCCTGCGCGGACGCTCAACAGGTCATCAAGTGTGTTTTCGGTCATTCCCTGCTCCCAGACGGCGGTGCCGGGGCGGTTGGAATGATATAGATTATTGAGGATTTGGCGGACCAAAGTGGATTCAAGGCGCTGGTTCTGGATAACCTTCTCCGCTGTGGAGCGGCCAAAATGCTTAAACGGGAGCGGTTGCGGGCAGATAACGTGGTACGGATGGCGGTCAACTACATCATTGGTTAACACCTTGGACCCGGCCACCAGAATGTGGCGCATTTCAGAGCGGCCATCGCCGTCAAAGTCAACTCTGAGGTAGGCTTCCTGAACGTATACAAGTTCCTGAG